CACACCTGTTACACCGTACGACCACATCTTAGATGCTCTCAGTGTCACTGCTCAGCCAGCCGTTGAGCCGTCTACCATCTTCGGGCCGCTCACGGTTGCTGACGTCACCGCTCAGCCTAGCCCCACACCTGTTACACCGTACGACCACATCTTCGAGGCTGCTGATGTAACCACTCAGCCAGCCCTGACTGTAGCCAGCGCACTATTGAGAGGCGGGCCGGTCTCGGTAGCTGATGTAACTACTCAGCCTGACGTAACCCCCGCACCCCTAATAGAGGCTGCTATCATTGCGCTCTACCACTTCGATGAGAGCTATCAGGCGGCGGTCGGGCAGGATTGGGTAGGCACCCCGAACAATGATAAATTCCTCGGAAGGGAGTTTGGCACAGCGGCAGAGATAACAGCATATAACAACGTTATTAGCGCTAATCTGTACGCCAACCTTGATGTCACGCTAGACCCATCGAACTCTTCTGTGACTATAGAAGGGTTTGTAGGCATGCCAGCAGGAGGGCTTGCAACTAACCTAGCCAATCTATTTGGCAAAACTGGCGCTAACGGCACCGGAGACAACGCTTTCTTCATACTGCTCCACCGTACGGCGGATGACTTCAGACTGAATATGTACTGGTATGACACCAGCGGTGCCATACCAGTATTAACGAGCGACACTATTTATGTCCCTAACGACAGTGACGTGCTGTTCCACTGGGCTTTTTCTATAGACGCCACAACGGTTCGCTGCTACCTGAATGGGGATATCGCCCCCCAAGCCCCGGTGGAGTTAAGCTCTCTTACTTTCCCTCTGCGTGTATGTAACAGTCTGGTAGGAGCAAGCAAACTCGCTGGTATAATACCAAACGTATTCATGGACGAGCTTAGGATCACAGATGGGGCGCGGTATACAGGCTCCACCCTGACGATCCCTACTGAGCCTAGCGCACCGCTCACCGACCCGCCGTATGTGTACGCTAGTACCATAGGGGTCAAGCCACAGCCAATCGTTACTCCCGTCGAAGTGAATGACGGAACCGTAGCTCTCTACCACTTTGATGGTGATACTAAAGCGGCGGTCGGGCAGGATATGGATGGCGGGAATACTCCTGTAACCTACTATACCAGCGAGTTTGGCTTGGGGGCTGACCTTTATAGCAGCAGTCCTGCCCGTTACATAACACTCCTTGAGGAGCTGACAGACGCAATCACTATTGAGTTCTTCTTCTCTGATAACAAACAGACAGCCACGAGCGGGTCGATACCTATCAACGGAAAAGATGGAGCCGCTGTCACCGGGAACAACTCTATCCTATGGACGATCAACCGTACAACTCCAACAATTAACGCTATCTTCTACACAGATGGAGGAGGCACGTTAGTCCTAAGCCACCCCGTATATCCTGCCCCCGGAGATATTTGGCATATAGCCATAGTTCTGGACGGCGGGACTGCTCACTACTTTGTTGATGGGGTTAGAGTAGGTACCGGTGCTCTACCGAACGGCGCACCGTTGTTCCCACTGAACTCAGTCGGCATGAACTACGCGCAACTCCCTCAACACGGCGTCACGATAGACGAGCTGAAGATCTCCCGCCATGCTAAGTACACAGGCACTACCCTAATCATACCGACCGCGCCGTTCGAGCCAGCGGACGCGCTGAAAGCTGTCATCTCATACCCGACTGTACAGCCGAGCGTCACACCAGTTCTAGCAGCCGACCCGAACGCAGACACCATGGCTCTCTACCACTTCAACAACACCCTAGCCCCGGCAGTAGGGGAGGCATGGGTGGGAACTCCGGCAGATGCCGGATACGTAAACGGTTGGCATGGGCAGGCCAAAGACTTGGCGGCAGCTACCCCAATGACGGTACAATTTACAGAGGTAACACCTGCGACCAACGGTATAACGATAGAGTTTTTCGTGGTGGTACCAGATCCTCTGGACGTACCTTACTCTGCAACAATACCGCTCATTAGGGGGTATAATGGAGACCCGGGCGCGGCGGGCATTATAGGGTGTCTGTTCAATGTTTACCGAACCGCCACTGCATATTATGCTGGCATACAGGTATACGAGATTGACGGCACGGCACCTTGGTCGCGAAACGTGGCTATAACGCCTGAGCAGTTAGCGGCAGGGATGCACGTGGCCATCTTAGCGGACGACTTGAATACCGCTGCATACGTTGACGGAGTGGTTGTCCAATCAGTTATATTCACAAACGGTAATCAGGTTACAGACTACAGTTATCTGCAAGGGTCAGACAATACTCAATCTGGCGTATATATAGACGAGCTACGGGTGTCTAGGATCCTACAATACCCTCTCAGCAGTGCCCCTATTACCGTTCCGACTGGCCAGTTCAGTCCTATAGATCCGATTATCAGCGCAAATAGCGTAACTATCCAGCCGAGCATAGCACCTGAGACAGTTAGGGCGCATCAATATGCAGTGTTTGTAGAAGATGTTGTGACGGTTCCATTCTGCGGTTTCCCGACTATCGAAGTGTCTCCTGTATTTAGCCCTCTCTGGTACGATCTGGTCACTCCAGCAACCCTCCCTGCGGCCAAGCTAAAAGGGTGGTGGGACGCTACTGATCCGACAGAGTTGTATTCAGACCTAAACGCCACTACCCCTATCATAGGAGATGGGGCTGTTGTAAACAGCGTAGGGGATAAGTCAGGCAACAACCTGTACGCCTCGTATATTGGGCTATCATCTCCGGCGTCGTATAGTGCTAACCAGCACAACGGGCTAGGCGCGTACTATAACAACTCCGCCTTCCAAACTCACGGCCTGATAGAGGTAGTTAACCCGGACAACATCACGCTTGAGGGCGTAGTCTGCGTCTTCGCTGTATTCCAAGCTACGTCCGAGGCTACCTATGAGCCATGCTTTAGGGTGAGGGATGCTACCGATTTCCAGATAGCCGATTTCAATAGCACCAATGGTGCTAACGACGGCGCGACTCTGTATTTAAGGCTGGGCAGCACGTTCAACCAATTTATTATGGACGGTCAGGAAATAGACCTTGCGTTCCATATATTTGCCGCACGCATAGACATGGCGACAGGCGACGTACTAATGCTGGAGAATCAGGTAGGCTCTGAGTTTGGCCACGAACAGGCATTCACGCACGCTTCCTCTACCACAGGGGCAAAGACCCCTACCCAGATGAATGTGTTTGGTACCTCACTGTCCGGAATAGGCTACCACTACGAGAACATGCTTTGCGAAGACATGACCGAAGATGAGTTCTACGGGATGTTCCGACATCTGATGGTGAAGTTCGGAGAACTAGAGGCGGTATCCACTATAGATGTTACTGCTCAGCCAAGCGTAACCCCTGCATATATAGCTGGTACCGCACATCTCTGGCACCTAGATGAAAGTCTTGTAGCCGCCACTGGTGGCGTTGACTTAAATGTGGTGTCTGGCACCGCAGCCTATGTGAACGGGGTATTTGGAACAGGTATAGATGCACAGAGCGCCGTCTACAATGCCTCACTTGCCACAGCCATAGATCCCGCAACCGACACCTTCACCTTTGAGTGCTTCATACGGATGACCGAAGAGTTCGATCCGTTTGCTAGGGTGTTCTTATATCTGTCTAACGCCTCCTTCGATCAGGCGCTAAGAATAACCGGATACGGGTCGTCTGGAGACAAACGATTTGCGACTAATGTGTACGACGCCACCGGCTCTATTATAGTCTCCCAGTCGTCTAGCTACCTATCTGTGTCGGAGAACCGCCACTTCGCTGTATGTAGCAACCATGCTACAGGGCTGGTTGAGATGTTCATGGACGGCGACAGAGTGTACTCAGGCACCCCCGCAACTACGATGCGGGACTTCGAGATCATGCGGATAGATGCAGGGGTAGAGGTCGGACTTGCGGTAGATGAGATACGCATCTCTAAGGGCATCAAATATTCAGGCGCAACCATTACCGTACCAACCGAGCAGTTCACGCCGATTTCCACATATACGACGCCTCGTGATGTTACTGCTCAGCCGAGTGTAACCACAGCGGCTGTGTTCAGTGCGACTCTGTCGCACCATCGCATGGATGGAGACACGCTCTCCGCTATAGACTCTGCTAACGACTTCGTATTTTCAGGCACTGACACCTCTATCTACAGCACCACTCTAGCTGAGTCTGGGCAAACAGGTAAGGCGCAGGGATCGGTTCAGCCTACTGCGGCCTTCCTATCAACCATAAACCTAGACACAGACTACGCGACCTTCGAGTTCTGGCTCAGCGCGGACACGTCTACTGTCGACGCTTCAGGCAACTGGATCAACCATACCTTTGGTAATGGTAATGCAGCTGGCGATGCTAAAATCTGGGTAGCCTGCTCTAAGGGGGGAGGGGCAACTGATTGGCAACTTAGATTCTACTATGTGAACACGAGCACCTTCCAGAATAAGGTGTTTACTCTGACAGGCAAACCTACCACCTCAGACCTTGGCCCTATCCATGTGGCTATTGTCTATGGCCCAAGCGGGATAGAGTTGTTTGCCGATGGGAATAGGCTAGGCACAGCCACAGACACACAAATCGCAGACACAGTCACTCAGATTCGGTCAGATAATGATAGACCCCAGCTGGTGTACGCTGATGAGATAAGGGTTACAAAAAAAGCGCTGTACACTGGAACCACCTACACCATCCCAACCGCACCGCTATAGGAGACACCATGGGTGACCTAGCTAAAAATATAAGCAGGCACGAACTGGCCTGCAAATGCAAGTGCGGGGCAGACACCGTTGATTTCGAGACAATCATGGTAGCGCAGGACACCTGTGATTACTTCTCGTGGAAGCTGGGCTTGCCGAGAGTCACGCTAGTAATCACCAGTGCGAATAGATGCAAGCTGTACAACGCCGCTATAGGCGGGGCGGAGAACAGTCAGCACCCTAAGGGTAGAGCACTAGACATCAAAATTGTTGAAGTCTCTCCTGATGAAGTGTATGATTATCTCGTGAATCGATATCCACTACAATGTGGCTTCGGCAAGTATGATACCTTTACCCACATAGACACCCGTACCAACGGGCCGGCGAGGTGGTAACATGTTAGGATGGCTAGGCGGACTATTCGGCCTGTTCCAAGGCCACGAGACAGCGTCCTCTCTGGCTAAGGATGTATCCAATGGTGTGGATATGCTCGTCTATACCGAGGAGGAGAAGGCCATTGCCTCCAAGGAGGCGTTCTCATCATGGCTGAAGATGGTAGAGCTGATGAAGGACAGCGAGACTTACCGCTCTATCACCCGGCGCGTGCTTGCTGTAACCATCATCATAAACCTACTACTCATGATATGGTTGTGCATCTTCTCCGAATTAGCAGCTGTCTTCGAGTGGTTCGACTCCATCACCCCTCCCGTAGCACAGCCATTCACTGCCTTGACAATGTCCATCATACAGTTGGCAAACGTATTCCAGCTTGGGTGGGTATTCTGTACGATTATAGTTTTCTACTTCGGGCCTCACCTGATACAATTCTTCAGTAAGGGGAAGAAATAGTGGATCATCAACAACGGACATACAACGCCTCTGCAACCGGCAAGCTATTCATGCGCTCCGAGAAGTTCTTCCGTGCGCTGATGGGCCCCATTGGTTCAGGCAAGTCCGTCACCTGCGTCATCGAGATCCTCCGTAGATGCAGAGAGATGATACCCGGCCCGGACGGCATGCGCCGTAGCCGCTGGGTTGTTGTCCGTAACACCGCTGCTCAGCTTAAAGACACCACGCTCAACACATGGCTCGATTGGATCCCAGCCGGGATAGCCGGCAAGTGGAAGGAATCTACAAAGACTTTCTATCTTGAGTTCGGCGATGTCCGGGCCGAGATTCTATTCAGACCGCTGGACTCCGCAGAGGACGTTCAGAGGGTCTTGTCCCTTGAGCTGACAGGAGCGTGGATCAATGAGGCACGAGAGATTCCTAAAGAGATCGTCGACGCTTTGCAAGGTCGCCTTCGTCGTTACCCTTCTTATGATAAAGACAAGTACTGGTCTGGCCTCATCGCCGACACAAACCCACCAGAAATGGACAGCTATTGGTACAAAGTCTTCGAGGGGGTGCCCATTGACGAAGACGATGATAACTCCATTGTACTGTGCGATTCTTACCAGCAACCCTCTGGACTCTCTGAGGAAGCAGAGAATGTCGAGAACCTCCACCCGACGTACTACCAAGACCTTTCCCGAGGCAAGACCAAGGAGTGGGTAGACACCTACGTTCATGGTATGTACTCGCCGTCACTGTCGGGCGTACCGGTATATCGCAAGTCATTTAAGATGGACAGGCATATCCACAATGGCCGTATAGATGTAGACCTGAGCATACCAGTCATCGTAGGGATGGACTTCGGACGTACGCCAGCGGCAGTCCTGAAGCAAGTAACCCTTGACGGTAGGATTCGTACCATCTGCGAGATCGTAACATTCGACATGGGGCTGGAGGGATTCGTCCTTCGCCACCTCCGTCCGCTACTCAACAACCGGTTCCCCGGTATGCCCTGCATACTCATTGGTGACCCAGCTGGTGTAGCGCGTGATGCAACAAGTGATCTATCCTGTTTCAAACTACTCAAGAAGTTCTTCCCACGTGACCAAGGTCATGTTGTCAAGCCAGCGCACACCAATGATCCTGACCAACGGATCCGTGCGACAGAGCAGACACTCATCCACTATCCTGACGGCGAGCCAATGCACGTAATCAGCGATGAGTGTAAGTGGTTGGTAGAGGGCATGCGAAGCAAGTACCGGTATCAGAACCAACGCAACAAAGATCACGGGCATAAGGATAGGCCTGAGAAGAACAACTGGTCTCACGTTGTTGAAGCCAACCAGTACGCAGACCTGTACATAATGGGAGGTAAGTACCACCCAGCGGACTTCATGCGTGTAGAGCAACGAGGATTCAATCCAATGTCCGAGGCGAGTTTCACAACAACACGTCGAGTTCCTTCAGCGGGGTATTAAGATGGCAGAGATGGAAGTCAAGTTAGATAAAGACCAGCTTGAGATGATGGGCGTCACGCTCAAGGGCAAGCTGGATCAGTATATCGGAGACAGGGCAGGGCTGGAGAACCAGTGGCTGAAGAACCTGCGCCAGTACCGTGGTCTTTACGATCCTGATGTACTCAAGCTGTTGGCTGATGACAAGTCTCGTGCCTACCCTCGTGACACCCGCACCAAGGTAAAGGCATTCGTCGCTAAGATGATGGAGATGATGTTCCCCGCCAGCGAGGACAACTGGGATCTAAAGAACTCTCCTATCCCCTCTATCCAGAAGAAGGATCTGGAGGCAGTCATCCAAGCCCTTGAAGGTAAGGAGCTGATGATGGCTCAGCAGGAGGAGCGTGAGCCACGGCCTATCTCTAGTGATGACATCGAGGACGGCGTAAGGGAGTTCGCCAAGATCCGCAAAGATAATATGGAGATGAAGATACGTGACCAGTTTGCTGACAAAGAGACTGACTACCAACACATCTGCCAGCGTGTTCTCCGCTCAGGCGCTATCTATGGTGCAGGCATTGCCAAGTCACCAATGGTTCGTACGAAGAAAGAACGTGTATGGGAGCAGGACAGCAAAGGAGCATGGGCTGCTAAGACAATAATTACCAAACGCCCATACCCTGAGTTCTGCAAGATGTGGGATATCTACCCTGACCTATCCGCATGGAACTGGGAAGATCAGGA